ACTTTCGCTGCTCGCACAAGGTAACAACGGCAATGAGATTCTGAGCATTCTCGACTCTATCGCTGCCGACAATGTGGAGATTGACATTATCGAATTCTGATCGTATAATGAGGGTGCTGCGGTTATACGTGGCGCCCCATTATTCGTATTGACAGTTATTCGTGATGGCAGTATGTGGCCGTTGGCGGTTATAACGGCGGGCGGCGTGGCGGTTTATAAAAATCGATAAGTCCCTAACCTACAGAGGTGACAATTCGACCGAGCTTTATAAATATCAAAAAAATTTCCGGAGGTAAAAAATGGGCGTCAAATGGATTCATAAAGATGGTTATTCGAGACCTGATAAGCGCACACTTCCTAAGAAGGGTGGCAAGAAAAAATAAAAAATGAACAACATAATTCCCAGCACCGTAGTTGATGGTTTCTTTAATAATCCTTATCAGATAAGAGACTTTGGATTAGAAGCAACGAAACAAGGGGGTTCAAATCTCGGTAAACTTACATATCGAGGAGAAAGATCCAAATGTTTATCTGTAATACATCCAATTCTATTTTCTCATATTAATCGAAAAATTTTGAGTAGTTATTTTGATTTAAACCGAGATAATGTTTCATGGACATCTGAAATGACTTATCAACTCACAGATGAGTCCTATGGTGATGGTTGGGTCCATACTGATCATTTTAGAAAAGCAGATTGTTCTAGACCACCATTGTTAACTGGAATTATCTACTTAACTCCAAATGCACCATTAGAGTGTGGTACAAGTTTGTATAGACCTAAAAGTGTGGCTGCTGAGCATCTACATCTTGACGTTAAGAATAGTGGAAACGTTGATCCAGATCTTAGAAAGTCCGAATATTATGATGTCTGCAGAAAGGAGAATAATGATCAGTTTGAAAAAATTATGACTGTAAATAATTTGTTTAATCGATTGGTTATATTTGATTCAAGTTATTTGCATTGTGCAGATCGTTTTTTTGGAAATACTAGAGAAAATAGTCGATTGACAATTGTAATCTTTATGACTGAGTTATATGTGAATCAAACTCCGATTGCAAGAATTCGATCTTTATAAAATAAATAATAGCGTTGAGCGCGAAAAAATCCCGTGCAAAAGATTTACCACATATACGCAAAAGATAAGTGTTTGTTTCATTCAATCGATGAGGAGGAATTCCAAGTAACATGGAATACTCTGAATCGATTGGTTGGTTTAATGAAAACCGATTACTCTGTCAATGATCTTTCTTATGAAGAATTGTTTGTCAATAAAGAAATGGTTCTGAATTCTTCTCATTGACAACACCATATATACATGGTAAAATTGATCTGAAAGTTATTTTCTCTTATGGCAAAAGGATTTACTGTTAAGGCTCCTGCTCCAAAGGTATCTGAACCTGAGTGGGACTATGATAAAATTAAAGAACGGATGCGTGGAAAGTCAATTGTATTTTGTCTTCCTGGAAGAGGTTGTTCATATCAGTTTCTGAAGTCATTTGTACAACTGTGCTTTGATATGGTACAGAATCAAATGAGTATTCAGATTTCTCAAGATTACTCATCAATGGTGAACTTTGCACGTTGCAAGTGCTTGGGTGCTAACGTACTGCGTGGTCCTAAGCAGATTCCCTGGGATGGTAAACTGCAGTATGATTATCAACTGTGGATTGATAATGACATTGTGTTTAACACAGAAAAGTTCTGGCAACTCTGTGATCTGGCTCTGAGTGAAGACAGCGAAGGTAATCTCGTGAATAGAGAAATCACCGCTGGTTGGTATTGTACAGAAGATGGTCACACGACCTCAGTTGCTCACTGGTTGGAAGAAGATGACTTCCGTAAGAACGGTGGTGTGATGAATCATGAGACTCTGACCACCATGGAAAAGCGTCGTAAGCCTTTCACCGTAGACTACACTGGTTTCGGTTGGGTGATGATTAAGAACGGTGTCTTTGAGAACCTTGAGTACCCCTGGTTCGCTCCTAAAATGCAAGTATTTGAATCTGGCAATGTCCAGGATATGTGTGGAGAAGATGTGTCATTCTGTCTGGACGCAAAGGAAAAGGGTTTTGAGATCTGGTGCGATCCTCGGATCCGTGTTGGTCACGAAAAGACTCGTGTAATCTGATGATTGATATCGTATACCGAGGGAGAGTCTTATACCGTAATCTCACACATGAAGAATGTGCCGAGATTCTTGATGACCTCTCTCAAAGGTATTATGAAGACGAAGAATTTGATGTAAATGAATTAGAACTAAGGGAGAGTACTTATGGCTAAAGTTGGATCTTCGATGAACAAGAACTTTCATGTTCCTGGACCTCCGAAGAAAACTCGGCAGGGTATGAGTAAGATGACGCTGACCTCTGCCACTTCTCGCAATGGTAAGCAAAAGAAATACAGAGGGCAAGGTAAGTAATATAGATAGAGCAGGGATCTTACCCTGCTTTTTTTATTATATTTTATGGCATATTTAAATCACAACTTACCAACGATCACTTGTTATATTCGCAATGAATTTTTGTATAATCATAAAAAAGGCCATGGTGAGGTAACTTTATGCGATGTACACTCCGTAGCGTCCTTAGAGAAGCATGTACCCCTCTTTGAAGCGTTTTTAGAGAATGGGGTAAACTGGACACGAAGACCGATTCATGCATTTTGTTGGAAACCAGATGCACCTGTGCCAAAGTTAGAAGAGTGTATGTGGTGGGATTGCTTTTCTCCTTATATTGACGTTCAAGTTCGTGCAAGACTGGCTAACTTACGTGCTGAACTAATCAATTATCGTGGAGAAAAGAATGAAGGAACTTACTTGTTTACTCTTGATTGGTCGTGGGAATCAAAATCAACATTGAATACAAATTTTAGTGAGACTCCAGAGCATAAATGTGCTCATGTCTTTAAGATGGACAATGGAAATTTCTATGCATATCCAAATAATAAGATCTTATGGTATGATGATGCATGGACTAAGAACAGAATTACTCAAAATCCAGGTTATGAAATTGACTTAACAGAGTATTCTGTCGAAAATCGTAGAAAAATTGAGACCTCGGACGATTTTATGTACGATGTTACAGAAATTCGGGATAGCAACCCCGTAAAAAGTTCTGATTTTAACGAATCAGGAGCTAAAAACGATGGCCAACTCGCCAATTGACAAAGGAAATGACTTTATGAAGTCGGGAATGACACTCATTACCGAACTTTCTTCAGAAAAATACCTTCAAAAAGTGAAAAAAACTAAAGAATATGAAATTCCAGATGATCGCTACTCAAGACCATGTGGTGGATCTGGTGGATTTGACGATTTTGTTGAAAGATGGCACGAATAACCGCTGAAATTGCGAATAAATAAGATAGATTTATTACATCTTCATGCCTGTCGAAAGGGTAAGTAAAGGTTTTAAGGACATTAGTGCTTCCTTTCAGGTAAGTGCATTGAATTATGACCTGATTGCACTCAAAAATGAGAGTGCGATTGCCCGTTCAATTCGAAATTTGGTACTTACCCTTCCAGGAGAAAAGCCTTTTAATGAAGATTTGGGTTCTGGTGTCTCAAAATCAGTTTTTGAGAACATGGATAACATTTCTACAACGATTGTAAAGGAAGAAATTGAAAATACAATCAACAATTTTGAACCAAGAGTCAGATTAATTGATGTGAATGTAGAACCAAACTATGATGGCAACGATTTATACGTCACAATTCAATATGAAATCATTGGAATTGATGTTTTACCACAGCAACTGGCATTTGCATTACAACAAACACGATAAATGACACTCATAAATTTTAGCAATCTCGATTTCGATCAAATTAAGAGTTCTCTCAAGGAATATCTGAGAGCAAACTCGAATTTTACTGACTATGATTTCGAAGGTTCTAATTTATCAACGATTATTGATACTCTTGCATATAATACCTACATTACTTCGTATAATGCTAACATGGTTAGCAACGAAGTTTTTATTGACTCTGCAACTTTAAGAGAAAATGTTGTCTCTCTTGCAAAATCCATTGGATATATCCCAAGATCTAGAAAGTCATCAATCGCAACCGTTTCATTTTTTGTTGATACTTCTTCTTTACCAATTACACCATTAACATTAACTCTTCAAAAAGGACTTGTTTGCACAAGTTCTACAACTTTTCAGGGATTGAGTTATAGTTTTAATATTATTGATTCTGTCACAAAACCTGTTGTAAATAATATTGCAACATTTGACGCGATTTCGGTTTATGAAGGAACATATCTTACTCAAACATTTACTGTAGATACAAATAATCCGAATCAAAAATTCATATTATCAAATGCTGGTATTGACGTGAGTTCGATACGAGTTACAGTTAGAAATACTCAAAACAGCACTGTGACTCGTCAATTTATTCTTTCAGAAAATCTGATTGATATTGGACCAACATCAAAAGTCTTCTTCATTCAAGAAATTGAAGATCAAAGATATGAAATTATTTTTGGTGATGGAATTTTTGGAGTGAAACTTGAGAATCTCAATTTTATTGAAGTTTCTTATGTTGTAAGTAATGGAGAAAATGGAAATGGCATATCCAACTTCGTATATGCGGGAAGACTTTTAGATAATAATGACGCTTCAGTTGTAGAATCAATTTCGGAAATCACAACCGACATTGCATCAAATAATGGTCAAGACTTAGAGTCTGTAGATTCAATTAAAAAATTTGCTCCAAGAATATATGCGTCACAAAACAGAGCTGTAACCGCTGCTGATTATGAAGCGATTGTTCCTACGATATTTCCAGAAACAGAGTCCATCTCTGTATATGGTGGAGAAACATTGGATCCACCCAGATATGGAAAGGTATTCATTTCAATTAAACCTTATAATGGAGACTTTTTATCAAGTATTATTAAGGATCAAATTAAAACCCAATTAAGAAAATATACCGTCGCAGGAATTGTTACTGAGATTATTGATCTCAAGTATATATTTGTAGAATATGAATCAACAGTTTACTATAATGCAAATTTATCCCCTGGTGCTGGAAGTGTAAAGTCAATTGTTGACGCGAATCTTTCGAGATATTCCGATTCAACAGAACTGAATCGATATGGATCAAGATTCAAATATAGCAAATTCCAAAAAATAATCGACGACAGCCATCCAGCAATCACATCAAACATTACAAAAATCACAATGCGTCGTGATTTAAATGCAAAAGTAAATATTCTTGCGGATTATGAATTGTGTTTTGGAAATCAATTTCATATTAAAAATTCAAGAATTGGATATAATATCAAATCCTCTGGATTTAATGTTGATGGAATCGTAGATCAAGTTTATTTTGGAGATTTACCAGGATCAAATGAAAAGACTGGAAGTATATTCTTATTTAAATTGAATTCTCTTACGGAACCAGTTATTGTTAGAAATAATGTTGGATTTATTGATTATGAAAGAGGTGAAATTAATTTATCTCCAATTAAAATTACAAACACTGCAAAAATTAAAAATGGATTGAAGATTATTGAAATTTCTACAATCCCCAAATCAAATGATGTCATCGGAAAAGAAGATCTTTATTTGCAACTAGATATTAATAACAGTATCTTAAATATGCAAATAGATGATATTTCATCTGGTGCAAATATTTCGGGATCAACATATACTGTAACATCCAGTTATACAAACGGTAGTTTAATCAGATCGTAATATGACACAGACAAGGGTAAAGACGAGTTTAATTATTGAAAATCAGGTTCCCTCTTATATAAGAGATGAATTTCCCCTGTTTGTTGAGTTTTTATCTCAATATTACAGATCTTTGGAATATCAGAGTGGCCCATCTGATATTTTACAAAATATAGATCGATATGTAAAATTAGAAAAT